AGCGAATGACTGTACTGACCACACCCCAGAAGATCGACGACGCTCGTCGTCTCACCCTGCGCCAGATGTTGAAACTCGAACTAAAAGGACTGTCCAAGTCCCGTGGGCCAACGGCCTACTCAACACTCAAGAGTGTGTACGGATACAAGGGCACACGCGAGAGCGTGCTGGCCCAGCTCGATGACTGGCGCACCGAGGTGTTGCAACTTGAGGGAGAAAGCAAATGACTGAGCATGTGATGAAACGAGAGTACCGGGCGTACTGCCAACGCATCGACCCGGGCTACAAACCCTATCTGTACCCCTGCCGGGGGCGACTGTTCGAGACATGGCGCAGTGCATGGATAGCTGCGCTTGAGTACGCATACAAAGGAGAAAGCAAATGAAACACACCAAGGACTACCACTTCTTCGCATCCAGCGCATCAACGTGGGTGACGACAACACCGGCCAGGAGTCTGCCCGAGATCATCAAGATGATGCAGGACGAGGGGATGACCTTTAATTTGTATCTCGTACCCGCTCCACATGACGCCGACTACGAGATCAAGATGTACGCACCCCAGGTCGAGGGTGCAGAGTGGCTCGGTTGCTTTGAACCAGAGGAGAACTGAAATGAAACGATACACAGGGCCAGCCAAACCCATACGCCTGTATTCCATACACCCCGTCGACAACCGCTTTTCTCGGGCGGTATTTCTCCTCGCCCTCATCGGCGTGTTGCTGCTCGACCTCTTCCTCTGGAGACCCAACTAATGAACTACGACCTCGACACCAAGCAAGGGATGGTCAACGCCATCATGTGGACAAAGAAGCTGATCGCACAGCTCAATGATGGAGGCAAGTGGCTCGTGCCTCGCTCGGGCACAGTCGTGACCTTCGACAAGAAGACGCAGACAGCTACTGTCGATGCGCCATTCGCAAGTGATCCGTCTGTTACCCGCGTACTCAAGGCGATGGGATGGAAGATCGTGATGAAGTGAAAAAACGGGGACAACTGTCCCTGTTCACAACGCCCCGCCGGGCGGCGACCATGCCCGGTACTACCAAAACCTGAAACTAGGAGAAAGCAATGACAACGAAGTTCGACAACTACGTCCAGGCCATGTACTGGTACGAGTACACATTCGCTCGCGCCGCACGCATCGTCGAGGGTGACTGCTACGACTGGGTGACCCAACCCAACGGTGTGCAGGACTACCGGCGCACCTACCAGGGGCGTGCATGGTTCAGCCGTGAGCGTAGCAAGTACCCACTGCACCCCGCAGTGATGCAGCTCATGCGTATCTACAAGCCCGACGACTGGCAACAACTGCTGCTGGAGTGGCCGCATCGCTCTGAGTCTGACCCCAACCGGCTGGCGTATACCCGTGACGAGCGCTCGGGTGAGGCTGACCGGCAAGTCGTGACCACCATCGGCAAGTACCTGCACCGCCACTTCAGCTACGCACCCGACGACATGATCCGCGACATCGTGGCTCAGCATACCTACGGCGGTCGCATCGTGCTGGTCAGGGAGTTGCAGGAGATGGTCAACGCAGTCATCAACGGGCCTCGCTCGTGTATGTCCAAGGACTTCTGCATCCGGTGCGATGACGGCGGGCGTCGCCATCCGTACGCTGTGTACGACCCGAGCCTGGGCTGGAGCATGGCTGTGCGCTACGACCACGACGAGCGTGTGCTCGGCCGCTGTCTGGTGTTCGAGGGCGAGGCTGACGGCGACAACCACAAGGTGTTCGTGCGGTCGTACAAACGTGAGCGTGATGAGATGTCTCACTCGGGTGCTGACGAGGCCATCGAGTCCTGGCTCAAGGCGCAGGGGTATACCAAACACAGCTACTGGCCTGACGGCACGCCACTCAAGCGCTACGGCACCACCCACGGCGGCTACCTTATGCCATACATCGACGGCGGTACGCAGAACGTTGACGAGGACAGCTTCACCATCAACGGTGACGGTAGCATCGACGCCTCAACCACAGACGGTACTGCCAACTCTGGCAACTGCACCTGCGAGGCCTGCGGCGCTCGGTTCGACGACAACCACGAGGGTGGCTGGGCTGGCCGCCACGAGGACTACCATGTGTGCCAGAACTGCCTCGATGATGACTACACCTACGCCTACTCACGGCGTGGCAATCAGTACTACATAACCAACGACAATGTGGTCGAGGTCGGCGGCGAGTACTACGACATCGAGTACCTGTCAGACAACAGCATCGTGGAGCTTGCCAACGGTGACTACGAGCACATCGACAACGCTGTGTACATCGACAGCGAGGACGAGTACTACCACGTGGATGACTACGACATTTGCTACGCCGAGGACACCGGCGAGTACGAGCTGCGCAACCACTGCTGGCAATGCACCGAGTCAGGCAACTGGTACACCGATGACGAGGAGTCCGTAGAGATTGACGGCGAGCTGTACCACCCCGACAACGCACCCGAGGTCGCGGCTGAAGAAGACGACAACACCGAAACCAACTAAGGAGAAACTTCCATGAACCGCAATTCCATTCTGCACAAGACCCTCGCCCGCGCCCTGTCCATGAAGCGCCCACACAACAGCGAGGGAACACAGCGCCTGACCGACTGGCTGGAAGATCGCGCTGTCGACCTGCGTGACACATCCGCGCCGCATATCAAAATCCACCGGGACGGGGCAGGCAACCTGCACATTGACACACGCCTGACGGCCACCAATCGCACCCTGTTCACTGCTCACGTCGACACTGTGCACCGCACCCCTGGCCCCAACAAGATCAGGAAGACGGCGACACACTGGCACGCTGATGGCGCACCGCTTGGTGCAGACGATGGCGCTGGTGTGGCGATGCTCATGCACCTGCTTCACAGCGGTGTCAACGCCTACTACCTGTTCACTCAAGGCGAGGAGTGCGGCGGTATCGGCGCTACGTTCGCGGCCAAGCATGACGCTGCGCTGTGGGCTGAGTTCGACCGGGCCATTGCCTTTGACCGCCGGGGTATCGACAGCGTGATCACGCACCAGGGGTATGGCCGCTGCTGCTCTGATGTGTTTGCCGAGGCGCTGGCCAACGAGCTGTGCGCCGACATGACGCTGATGTATTCGCCCGACAACACCGGGGTGTACACGGATACTGCCGAGTTCACGCACATCATCCCCGAGTGCACCAACATCAGCGTGGGCTACGCCCGTGAGCACAGCGAGGAGGAGTCGCTGGATGTAGTACATTTTGTTGCACTGGCTGATCGCGTGGTGCTGATCGACTGGGATGCCCTGCCCACTGACCGTGACCCGACCAAGGTCGAGTCGCTGTATGCAAACGACTGGATGGCCTCTTCTTGGGGCGGGACGACCAGTGTCACCTCTTTCTCTTCCACCTCTGACTTTTCGCGGTACTACCATCTGGTTGACGATGACACCGAGTGGCTGCGTGAAGACCTGCGCGACGCAATCTACGACGCAATGGCTGGCTCTACGCAATGGCTCATCGAGCTGATCTGCGAGAGCGTGTGGCCCGAGGACCCAGATACCGCCGCTGCTTTCATCGACCGCAACAAACTCAGCGAGGAGCTGCTCGCGCAAGCCCTACAAGACAGCGGCGTGTACGACCCAGACGTAGTGCTGGCCTCGGTGTTCGACCAAGCCTACAAGGAGCACTGAGAGAAATATTTTTGTCCAACAGTTGACAACCTAAGCGAAGCATCTATACTGATGCTTCGTCCTTTCAACCCAAGGAGCGCTTAAAAATGCCCGATCTTCAATCCGAACTGAGCAAGATTGCCAGTGCGTGGGATACCCACGAGCAAACGATTCGTAACCCTCAAACACAAACCCAAACCACCCAGGAGAAAGCCATGGAACTGCAACCCACCACCAACGAGACCATCACCGTGAGCACCTACACCCCCACCCCCTCCACCAACGAAACCTTCACCAAGTCCGGCGTGTGCTCACGCGATACCTTCGATCTGATCCGGCTGAACCCCCACAAGTTCACGACCGTCTCCGCTGCCAACAAGCTGGTGAACCTGAACTACCGCAAGACCTCGATCTTCTCCTTGTTTACCCAGATGAAGCGCAATGGGATGCTCAAAGAGGACGAGAATGGCCGCCTGTTCACCACCGCAAACGCTTACACCCCGTTCGCCAACCCATACAAGACCAACCCGGTCAACAAGCCCAACTCCCTGCTCGGACGCACACCCCGCACCACCACAAAGAAACGCAAGACGCAAGTCAAAGCACAAGCCCCCGCAGGGCTGGCTGCACTGCCGGTGTTGAAAGACGAAGTGACAGGCGTCACACAAACCCTCACAGCTACCCCCAACCCCGCACGTCTCGTGCGTATGCAAACCGCTGACGAGGTGCTGGCCAACATGAGCGTGGCTGAGGCCCACAAGCTATATCTGGAACTGGCCAAAATTTTTGGGGGTAAGTGAGATGGAGTCCATAGTTGCCAAGCTAATCACTTTCGTGGCGTGCGTTTTTATCCTAACCGCAGGTGGGTGTGAAATGCGCAAGAACGAGTTGAAGTACGAAGCAATCAAAAGTGGTGTCGATCCGATGGCGTTGTCCTGTGCCGTTGGTGTGTCCGAAAGAGAACGTGACATCTGCATGGTTATTGCAAAACGAGGAGAAAGCAAATGAAATACAGCAAGCGCACACTGCCCATGATTCCCGTGGGCCACCCTGATTACGTATGGAAGAGCCATGCCGATGTGCAAGCCACATGGCGCAGGTATGGATGGACGCCGCCCACTGGGCAGCACGCAATGCCGGTACTGCGTGAGATGGTGTCACCTGCCTGGGTTCCGATGCAACAGGTGCGGAGGGTGAAATGAGCTATGACGATGACTACGACCCGCCCGATGAGTACTACGAGGAGCAGCACCGCAGGCGGGTGCATGGCAGGCTGATGAGCCTGCCCCCGGGCCACCCTGACGAGCCTGAACAACACGAGGAGAACGACGATGAGTGAGCAACAGAACTGCAAACACCGCTGGGTCGAGGGCAGCAACACTGACCGCCCGGCATACCGTTGCACCCGCTGCGGTGCGTGGAGGTTCGTGGAATGAAAAAGCTTTTACTGATCGCCGCACTGGTATGCACCAGTGCGCATGCCGAGTTCAAGACCGGCAACAAGCTGCTGGAGGACATGACCAGCTCGTCGATGAACCAGATGAACGCGCTGGGCTACGTGACTGGCGTGGCTGATGCGCTCATGGGCATCACGTTCTGCATGCCGTCCAACGTCAACGCGGGGCAGGTACACGACATGGTGAAGCTGTATCTGGAGCAGAACCCAGCCAACCGCCACAACACAGCAGACCGCATCGTCAACCACGTGCTCAAGACCGTGTGGCCGTGCGCACAGAGGGGGCAGAACCTATGACCCGCGAAGACATCATCCGCATGGCGCGGGAGGCTGGTCTTACGGTTTGCCGAGACGAGTGGGTGTTCGGTGAAATGCTTGAACGCTTCGCCGCCCTTGTCGCTGCTGCCGAGCGTGAGGCGTGTGCGCGTATCTGTGATGCCGTGCAGAAGAAAAACGAGGACGACGGAGCATGGCTGTGGGAGGCAAAGAATTGCGCCGCCGCCATCCGAGCAAGGGGGCAGGCATGAGCAAGAAAGACGAGGCGCTGAAGCTGGCGCTGGAGGCGTTGGAAACTGTGGTTGTTGATGTAAAGACAACCCCAACAGCGTATGAAGCGCAACGACAAGCCATCACCGCCCTGCGAGAAGCACTGGCAAACAAAGCTCTCGACAAGATGGCAGAGAACGCCAGAGAGTTGGGGTTGGACTATGAACCAGCACAGTACAGCGACATCGTTTCTGACGGCGGCTTAGACCCAAGAAACAAGTTTGACAAGCCAGCACAGCAGGAGCCGGTGGCGTGGCAGGTAATGGTTGAAGACGAGGCCATGAAAGAGTTTTCAACAAAAGACATAGCGCACGACTGGTGCGTTCAGCAAAAACTTTCTGGGTCTTCTTACACCTACTGGATTCGACCACTCTACACCCGACCGCTTGCGCGTGAGTGGGTGGGGCTGACGGATGAGGAGATAACGGAGTTGCACCATGAAATCAAAGTGCGATTAATGGGTACATACAAAACCGAAGACATTTACCGCGCCATCGAAGCCAAACTCAAGGAGAAAAACACGTGATACCCCGTACCACATGGGCCAACAAGATCGACCCGTACACCGGCAAGGTGCCGGTCAAGGAGGTGCCGGTGCCAGCACGCCCGGCGCAGCGCAAGGGCAGCACCAAGTACGATGAGGAGTTCCACAAGCTGATGACGTTCAAAACGGCCATCGAGATGCACGAGGACAACTTCCCATCCATCCAGCGTGCGCTCAAGCGCTACGTCAAGTTCCGTGATCTGGTCGGCAAGGTAGCCCTCCGGCAACAACTCAACCCCATGACACGCCACATCACCGTGTGGCTGGAGAAAAAGCAATGACCGACGACGAACTCAGAGACAAGATGCTGGCGTTTATAGAGACTCGGGATGGGGACTACTTTGACGAATGGTACGCCTCTCCCCGCGACTTCGCCGCTACCGTCCTGTCCGACTTTGCCGAGCACCTTGGCATCGAGCTGGTCGTGCCAGCGTACATCCCCAGAAAGACAAGACCGCAGGTTGACCGGCAGGAGCTACTCAAGGCGCTGATGCCCGGCATCCGTGAGCTGTTCGACGTCGAGTACAAAAAGATGAACGAGAAACTACAACAGGAATGGAACCAACAAACATGAGCGAAGAAGAAATTCAGAAATGCTTGGACTTACACGGCTACGTGCCGTGGACGCTCGTAATCGCCGACAGCATCGAGAGTGGCGCGGGCTGGGATGATGCGAGTATCGTCAAACACCTACGCATGGCGCAGGAGAAGATCGACCAACTGACCAGAGACAAGGTGGCACTTGTGCAGGAAGTGCTTGAAATGAAGGTGAAGAAATGACCAAAGACCCCAACAGCCCGTTCAACTGGCACATGCGCACCGAGCCCAGCATCTTTGCCAAGGACCCGCTCTTTCGCGCCAAGGGTGCTGAGGGTAGGAGTAACAGCCAGATCATGACCGAGTTCGTGGAGAAGAAGCGGGCGCAGGGTATCGAGCCCGGGTCGATCACTGGTCTGGGCAAGCTGACCAAGGAGAAGGAAGAACGTCTGCTTTCTTACAAGCATTTCGGCGTATATTCCAAAGCCCAACCCGCCAAGAAACCCAACAAACACGAGACATGAAAAAGACAGGACTCATCAAGGAGCTTCGCGCAATACTACGAGGTTACCCTGACGGGCTATCCACAACGGCACTTGCTGCCATGACCGCGAGGACCAACAACAATGTCCGAAACACCCTTGCCCGAATGCCAGACGCCTACATCGACAGGTGGCAAACCACGTCGCAGAAAAGCTACAGCGCCGTCTGGTGCGTTGTCGTCCCACCAGATAACTGCCCTCATCCAACAAGGCAGGTGGTGGCCGTTCGATCGCGTGGATGGAAAGATTCTCGTGAGGATGAACGCGACCGCGATGCGGAATGCGACGCAACAACTTAACCAAGAAGAGGAAGCACTATGGTAAGCATCAAAGACGGAAGTAACGGAACCAGCGCTGACGACCTGCAAATCGGCGGCCAGCACTACAAAGAGATGGGCGTGCAGCCTTGGGCTGTGATGGAGGCGGTGATGACCCGCGAGGAGTTCATCGGCTTTCTCAAGGGCAACATCATCAAGTACAGCATGCGGGCTGGCAAGAAGGACAGCGACGACGCTGGCAAAGCCAGGCACTATATGATGAAGCTGCGCGAAATCACAGGAGCTTAAACATGGCCGACACCCCCGAGAAGAAAGTCAAGACCCGTCTGAAGAAACAGCTCGACGAGCTGGGCATCTACCACTTCTCGCCGTTCCAGGCGGGGATGGGTAGGGCTGGGATACCTGATGTGATTGGCTGCTACCGGGGGTTGTTCGTGGCCTTCGAGTGCAAGGCAGGTAAGGGAAAAACAACAGCGCTGCAAGAGCGTGAGATCAACGCGATACGCACAGCCAAGGGGCTGGCGTTCGTCATCAACGAAGAGAACGTGGACAACATCAAGGAGTTATTGCAATGGACAAAGAACTGTTAGCCGACTGGGACACCGCCCTGGCGTCGCTGCTGGAGATGCCAGCAAAAAAACGCAAGCACTTTGCACTGCTGCTGATCAATCTGGCCAAGTGCTACACCGACCACGACAACTGGAAGGCTGTGATCCTGATCAACAACGAGGACGCTTTGCTGACATTCAGCGCAGGCGCTGACGAGTTTGAAGCCGCCCAGATGATTCAGATGGCCAACGAAGCCGTCACCATGGCCGCTACTGCGGACGCACCCGATAAAGAAATGTACAACTGAAAGGAGAAAAGCAATGGCCAAACTGCCCTACACATTCACCATCTGCCCGGACGGGCCGGAGCCGACAAGATACACAGCAAGCTGCCCAGAGATGGTTGTAGCGCTGATGGGAGGCGACGACCTGACCATCGACCAGCGCAAGGGAATCCTGTTCCCGCAACCGGGCAAGACGAACCTTGAGGTTGTGCCTGCCCGCAAAGAAAGCAAAAAAGAATGAGCGCACCATTTGAGCAAGCCGTTGTGCTTGACTTTGAAACGGCGTGGGGTAGAGCGCCCCATGTCAAGCTGGGCTTTTCATGTCAGACAAACGAGGAGTACATCCGCGACCCGCGCTTCAAGGCGTGGGGGCTGTCTTGGAAGTGGCTTGGCAGCGACGAAGCCCCAGTGTGGGTAACCCGCAAGGACCTACCTGCGTTCTTCGCCTCGATCGACTGGAGCAAGACCGCTGTGCTGGCGCAGAATGCCCAGTTCGATGTGTCGATCATGGCGTGGCGCTACAACGTCAAGCCTGCGTTCCTGATGGACACGCTCTCGATGGGGCGGGCACTGCGTGGGGTGGAGGTCGGCAACTCTCTGGACAAGCTGGCCGAAGCGTTTGGGTTGCCGCCCAAAGGAAAAGGACTGTCGCCTTCCGAGAACATCCTTGACAAGTTGCCGCCCGATGTGGAGGAGGTGCTGGCCGAGTACTGTTGCCACGACACGTGGCTGTGCGAGCAGATTTTCTTCAAGCTGGGCGGTTTCAACTATCCGACCAAAGAGCTGCGCCTGATCGACATGACGCTCAAGATGTACACCAACGCCATGCTTGAGCTTGACCGTGAGATGCTGATCGCAGCGCTAACAGAAGAAGGAGAAAAGCGTGAGGGACTACTCAGAAAACTTGGCGTTGAAGAAGCTGAGCTGGCGTCAAATCCGAAGTTTGCACAACTGCTTGAGACGCTTGGGGTACCGGCCCCGACCAAGATCAGCAAGACCACTGGGAAGGAGACTCTTGCTCTGGCGAAAAATGACGCCCTTTTCCAAGCGCTTCTTAACGGCGAACGTGAGGACGTTGCCCTCCTTTGTGAAGCGCGTCTGCGTGTCAAGTCAACGTCCGAACGTACCCGCGCCCAGCGCTTTCTGGACATCTCGCAGCGAGGCCCACTTCCTGTACCACTTAGCTATTACGGAGCGCGGTCGGGGCGTTGGACCGCCGCCAAGGGCTCTGCCATCAACATGCAGAACCTCAAGCGAGGTTCGTTCCTACGCAAAGCGATCATGGCACCGGTGGGGCACCAGCTTGTTGTCGGGGACCTTTCACAGATTGAACCGCGAGTACTCGCGTGGTTTGCGGATTACGAAGATATGCTCGACATCTTCCGGTCTGGCAGCGACGCTTATGCCGCTTTCGGCGCTCAGATGTTCAACATACCCGGCCTTTCAAAAGAAAGCCATCCAGACCTGCGACAGTCTGCAAAGTCGGCGCTACTTGGCTGCGGCTACGGGCTTGGCTGGGCGTCGTTCGCTGCCCAGCTTCTCGTTGGATTCCTTGGGGCACCTCCCGTACGCTACGACAAGAGCTTTGCAAAGAAGCTCGGCGTGGACGGCGCCTACATCGAGCGGTTCCTCGGCTGGGAGGACAACGTCGTCAAGCTCCGGGCGATACCGCACACCTGCACTGAACAGGAACTCTTGATCCACTGCGTGGCTGCCAAGAAGATCATCGACATCTACCGCTCGACTGCCCACCCCGTGACCAGCTTTTGGGACATGTGCGGCAAGCTGCTTGAGAAATCGCTTGTCGGCGGCGAGGAGGTGGTGTATAAATGTATCACCTTCAAAAAGGAGGAGATCGTATTGCCCTCGGGCATGTCGGTGCTCTATCCGAACCTACGCAAAGATAAAGAAAATAATTGGGTGTACGGCAACGAGGGCGAGAAGCCCATCAAGCTGTACGCTGGGAAGATAACGAACAACATCGTGCAGGGAACTGCGCGTGTGGTGATGACAGACGGCATGCTACGGGTGGCGAAGAAGTACCCCGTGGTAGGCACAGTGCATGACGAATTGTTGTGCGTGGTGCCCGATGCCGAGGTCGAGGACGCCACCAAGTGGGTCTGGGAACAGATGGTCAAGGAGCCGGGCTACATGCCGGGCATACCGCTGAACTCAGAAGTCGGCGCACACCGCCGGTACGGACTGGCAAAGGGGTGATGTATGAGATACGAACAAGCAAAACCGCTTGTTGCGCAGTTGATGGACATAGCTGTGTTGTACCACGCTGCACCGTCACTGCTGCGCGAGAAAATCTACAGCGCTCTGGACGAGTTCTTACCAGAC